GTAGTTTTTGGTGGACAAGTACTTGATCTTAGAGGTTCGATGGAGATGATGCGAGCAGTGTATAATTCACACATACACCCAGCACCAAAAGGTGTGACGGGCACACCTTTTTCACTAATGTAATGAGGTAATATTATGGCTAGCGTATACGAGAGATTAAATTTTAGTTTTGATACTGGTAAGTTCGGAGATTCTATTAATCTGTCCGAGTCTGCAAAGAATTATTTAAATTCTTCACCAGATCAATTGCAAGCTTGGCAAAAAAGTGATTTGGCCAACGGCAGTATTGTCGCAACAGATTATTTTAAGAATCCAATGATTGATGTTACCGCAAGATTGAGTGGTAATGTTAATACAATGAGTCAGATTGTTCAAACCATCAGCATTTTTGAAAATGGTTCCAATACAGCAATGGGAACCAGTTTAACAAATTTGATTATTGAGATTTCAAAATATTTGAGTCACACATCAAATATTTCTGGTGTTACGGAAGCTAAAGCTAATGTTACGGAAAATTCCACCACAGTTACTCATTTTCCAGACTACCGCAAAGCCGTTAGTGCTGGGGAACAAATTTTGATGTTGACAAACACCACCGATAATGTTGCAAACAGCGTTCCACTTTTGGGTAATTTCACTAGTTTGTTTATCACTGATGATATCAATGCAAGTGCCAACAATATCATTAATGACCTTGTTACCGTTAGAAATAGTATTCGTGTTACAACGGTTACCGATGCAGCTGATCCTCCAGTAACCACAACTGTAAATGTGTCGAATTTATCGGCAAATGTTTTTACAACAATAACTGCAAATGTTACTGCTGCCAATACATTATTGTCCACTAGAAGACTTCACGACTGGACCTTCTACAGAAATTCATTGAATATTTTAGACGATTACAACAAAGTTAATTCATTAGGTAGAGTTGGTAATACACAAAAATATTTGATAAACAATTTGATCGGTACAGACAAATATAAAAATAGCCTTGGGTAATGTAGATAAATAAGATATGGCCACAATAATTTCATCTGCATCCAGACAATATACAGATTTGGACCTTAACTTTTTGATACATCCCGTGAGGAAAGATATCAATAAACACAAGGACGAAATGGCAGTAATCAATTCAATTAAGAATTTGATGATGACCAACCATTACGAAAGACCGTTTCAGCCTGATTTGGGATCCAATGTACGCCGACTGCTTTTTGAAAACCTCGATAAAATTACCGCAATATCGATGGAAAGAGAGATTAGACAGGTTGTTGAGAACTACGAACCAAGAGCACAGATTAAAGCTTTAGATATCTTACCTGATGTTGACAATAATGGTTTCAGTGTTCGTATGGAATTCTACATTATGAATATGACAGACCCCGTAACAATTAATTTTTTCCTAGAACGAGTACGATAAATGGCAAATCGTTTAAGAGTAACCGAACTTGATTTTGATACAATCAAGACCAATTTAAAAACATTCCTCAAACAACAAACGGAATTCTCCGATTATGATTTTGAGGGTGCTGGCTTGAGTGTTCTTTTGGACATTTTAGCCTACAATACGCACTACAATGCATACTACCTGAATATGGTTGCAAATGAGGGTTTCTTAGATACCGCATTGTTGAGAAACTCGGTTGTGTCCCATGCTAAGAAACTTGGTTATACACCACGTTCGAATAAAGCATCCAAGGCAGTAATTGATGTGTCGATTAATGGTGCCACATCACAAGAAAATTACTTGACCATACCACGTGGTTACACATTCATCAGTGGTCCCGTTGAAGGTAAGATTTACACGTTCATCACTTTGCAAGACCATACTGTCACAAAAACTGGAACAAACTTTGTATATAATGATATAGAAATTTTTGAAGGCAAGCTGCTTTCATATTCATACACTCACTCCAACAGCAGTAATCCTAAACAAGTCTATGAGATACCTGATGCTAAAGTAGACACATCAACATTGCGTGTTACCGTTCAACAAAGTTCTGCAAACACAGAAACTGTTGTTTACAATGCTGTAAACGATTCAATTTCATTGACTTCGGATTCTAAGACTTATTTCCTACAAGAAGGACAAAACGGTAAATATCAGGTTTACTTTGGTGACGATATTATTGGACAGAAACTCCCTGATGGCGGTATTTTGACAATGAGTTATCTAATATGTAATGGAGAAGATGCGAATAAAGCCGCGAACTTTACAGGTTCAGCCTCAATCAATTTTCTGGCCGGTTTTTCAATCAGTACAGTTACTGTTGCCGCTGGTGGTAGAACACGTGAAACTGTTGATGAGATTCGATTTGCTGCACCACTACAATACATTTCTCAAAATCGTGCTGTCACCAAAAACGATTATGTTAAATTGATTCAACAAAAATATCCTCAGTTTGAGGCTGTAAACGTTTGGGGTGGAGAAGAAAATATTCCACCAGTTTTTGGTAAAGTTTTCATATCTGCCAAACCTAAAGATGGTTTCGAAATTACTGAGACCGAAAAGGATTTCTTCTTACAAAATGTTTTAAAACCAATTAGTGTACTGACTGTTACACCACAGATTGTTGACGTTGATTATAATTACTTGAAGCTGATTTCTACAGTTTATTATGATCCAACAAAAACAGTATTAGATTTAAACACTCTGAGAACCAAAGTTAGAACATCAATTTTAGATTTCTGTGATTCCAATTTAAACTCTTTTAATGCTTACTTTAGGTCTTCTGCTTTAAAAACAGCAATTGACTCTTGTGACATTTCTGTTATTTCGAATGAATTGGAAGTTTTTATTGCCAAAAAGTTTAAGCCTAATCTTTCAACATCTTCAAATTACGTTTTAGATTTTGGTGTTGATCTACAACGTGGTACAACAAATGACAATTTCTATACAAGTCCAAATTTTACAATATTAGATGAAAATAATATTACTAGGTCGGCTTTCATTGAAGAAGTTCCATCGTCATTTACCGGTGTCGAATCAATTACTGTTACCAATACAGGTATTAATTATTCATCAACACCAACGATTACCATTCTAGGTGATGGCCAAGGCGCCAAGGCCGAAGCAACAATTATCAATGGTCGTTTGTCATACATTACAGTTATTAATCCAGGTGTTGGTTACACCACTGCGGCTATTGTAATTACGGGTGGCGGTGGTACATTGGCGGCGGCCTCGGCTGTACTGGAAAATAGATATGGACAGTTACGTATTGGTTATTTTAAACCAGAAGAAACTTCAAATCAAAGTGTTAAAGCAATCTTAAATTTTCAAAACAACAATGGTGTTATGGGTCAGATTGATTATACACTAGGTAAAATTTACATTAATAATTTTAACCCACTTTCCGTAGCAAATGATTTTGATGAATTGTCGGTACACATCCGTCCTTCAAAATCCGTGATTCATTCGGAAAAGAATAAATTATTAACCTTTGATGTTAATGATTCTACTACAATTGTTATTAACATAGTACCAATAAAATAATGTCAGATGTAATTCTATCAAGTATAGTAGAAAGTCAACTTCCTGAATTTATCAGGGAAGAACATCAGCTTTTTGCAACATTCATCAAACGATATTACGAGTGGTTAGAAAAAAATGGTAACATTGTTTTGGAATCCAAAAAGTTGGATGATGCCAAAGATGTTGACTTGGCAGACAATGTTTATATCGAACAAATTCGTAAAGAAATTGCACCGTTCTTTCCGCAAGAGTTGTTACTCGATAAAGCAAAATTCTTAAAGATTGTTGGTGAATTCTATCGCTCAAAAGGAACACCAGAATCGGTTAAGTTTCTTTTCCGCATACTGTACAACGAAGAAATAACAATCAGTTTTCCAAAAGAACAGATATTACGAACTTCTGATGGTAAAATGGGTTCTTCCATTGGCCTTGCGTGTAACTGATGGTGATCCAAATATTTTGGAAATTGAAAAGACAAAAATTGTTGGCCAAACATCCAAAGCAACTGCGATTGTTGAAAAAGCAATCAAATCAGTTGATCGACAGTTGGGTATTGAATATGTTGAATTGTATGTTTCAAATATTACAAAGTTATTCACCACTGGTGAAACGATTAGAACACACGTTACTGGCAATACACAAATTCAAGTTACTGCAACACTAATTGGTTCACTATCTGAAATTAAAATTGATCCAATAAATCGTGGTTTATATTACAATGGATATGATCCAGATTTAGGTTACGATGGTGATCCGGTTACAATTGTTGGCGGTTTAAACACACTATCTGGTAATCCAGTCGGTGCTTTGGCGACAGTCGGTGATGTGTTGAGAGGCTCTGTTAAAAACATTATTACTAAATCTGGTGGATTTGGTTTTAGATATAATTCAATTGCACCAAACTCATCTATCATCGACTTTAGAGGTGGATTTGACGGAGGACTTTTAGGCTCAGAAGCCAAAGCTTTCATCTCTCTACTTGATGAAAATTATACACGAAATGTTAATGTTTCGGATGTTACACTTGAAACCATATATTCTCAATCTATAAATTCGTTGGACAACAGTTCCAACACGAAAACGATTGGCCAAGTTACGACATATCAAGATTTAGGTCTCTATAGTATTGCATATGTTGATCTTGAATCTCAAGGTGGTGGTTATCGACAAAAACCTGAGGTAGATATTTACAGTATGTATTTGGAAGATGCTGACGATTTATTGGTAATAACATCTTGCACTGCGGTTAAAGGCAGTCGCATACTCAGAGATTCATCACAGGATTTAACGGATACATTTGAAGTTGGTGAAAAGGTCAAGTTGTTTGTAAAGAATCGATTTGAAGAAATTAGAACAATTACCGCAGTCACCAGCGAAACTATAACATTAGATATTCCATTTGAAAACAACATTGACAACTTGTCGGTGTTCAAACTACTGAGAAAGAATCTTGATGCCTTAGGTTCGTTGGGACGTATTCAAGTACTCATTGGTGGACAAAATTATAATGTAGGTGAATATTTGATATTCTCATCTACTGGTGGCCGAGGCATTGGTGCTAATGCTCAAATTACTCAAGTACACGCCGCAAACAATGGTGTTAGAACTGTAGAATTTAATGAAAAAACAATTGGCGCAATAACTAATGTAACAATTTCCACCGCAGGAACAGGATACGGCGTTGGTAATACATTTACCGCAACTGGCGGAACTGGAACTTCTGCTGTATTGACCGTGCTGGCTGTCAATGGTAGTGGTAATGTCACATCAGTTAACGTTTCAAATTCTGGTAAATACATCACAAGTCCAACGACAACATTAAATCCTTTCACATCAAATACTGGTTCAGGTTCAGGTTTTAGAGCAAACTTAACAATCAGTTACGCACCAGAAAATATTCGTGGTGGTGAGGGTTATGATGCTGCACACTTACCACTAATTACAATCAATACAGCTAATGGAACAGGAGCTTCATTGGTGGCCACAGAGATTCTTGGTGATGGTGAAGAACTTGAATTGTCAACAACTAGGATTGGATCGATTTCTTCATTACGTATTATCAGTTATGGTTACGATTATGTTTCTGCACCACAAATTTCATTGCGTAATGCTGACTTAGTTTTATCAAATATTACTGAAGGTCAAATATTTGTTGCTAACACTAGAGTTTATCAAGGCACATCAAATACAAATACAACATTTGCAGCATATGTTGATAGATATGTTTCATCAAATAACCACATGAGAATTTATAATTATAGTGGTACATTGAATGAAACTATACAAATTAAATCGGATGACAACGCAGTTTCCGCAAATGTTGTTACAATATCATATTACGGAGATGGTAAAGCTAAGGCCACGGCTGATTTTGAAAATGGTTTGATTCGTTATCCTGGTATTTACTTAAATGAAGACGGACAATTAAGTGCAGACAAGAGATTACAAGATTCCACAAAATATCATAATTTTTCATATGTTATCAATACAGAAAATGATTATGTTAAGTTTAAGAAGGCTTTGAATGATGTTGTGCATCCTATCGGAACTAAAACCTTCGTCAATAGAGTTAGTGCCAATGAAGCAAATGCGGCCAGACCAAACAACACAACAATATTAATTTCCGTAAACACTTTAGCCAACACATTCAATATTTCGAATGGTTCTAACAGCATGGTTGCTACAGGTGCATCGTCAAACCTATCATCTATTATTTCTGTTGGTGATTACGTTACATTAACATCTGTTGAACGCAGAATTAGTGGTACGGTTAATATTGGTGCGTCTTCTAATGTTATTGTTGGTACATCAACAAACTTTATCAACGATGTGCAGGCTAATGATGTTATTAAATTGTCAACAGGAAATACATCAACTGTATTGGAAGTCCTAAACGCAAATACGATTTATACATATACAAATTTTCAGATTTCCAACAACACAGCAAATATCAGTTTGTTGTTTAATGACACAAAAAAGGTCACTTTTGTGAATGCTAACACTATTTTAGTTAGCACTAATTTTACAACAAATTCGACCTTTGTGGTAACATATCACCAAAAACTTGAATAAATAAACACATGCCTTCAATAATTACTAAAAATTTCTCAGCTGAGTTAGCTCAAGATTTCACCTCTCTGTTTGATATTGGTGCGAACGATTACTTGCCGCAAGATAAAAAGTCTTTTATTTTTACAATACTCGGCAAACAAATTCCATGGAACGATGGAGTTGAAGTTGCTCCCACACCAACACAAAGTATTCCGGGAGTTGTACAATGCTGGGATAATGCTATTGTTGCAAAAAGAATGTCTTTGAATGATGTGTCTTATGTTGTTCCAAGAAGAAACTGGACTTCAAACACCAGTTATTATACATATGATTCTGGCAATGCAAACTACTATGTTTTAAATAGTCGAGATCAAATTTTTAAGTGTTTGGATAATAATAGTGGTGCAAGTTCAACCGATGAACCACAGCTATTTCTATCTTCCACATCTTTAGAGGAACCATATTTCCAGACTACCGACAGGTATAAGTGGAAATATATGTATACTTTAAACACGGCTCAAAAAGAAAGATTTTTAACTTCCGATTGGATGCCAGTCACTTACAATAAGTTTGTGCGGGCAGCTGCTCTGAATAGAAGCATTGATATTGTAAAAGTTACAAATACTGGTAACAATTATGTTAATGGTTCAACACAAGCAATCATATCAATTAACGGTGATGGTACTGGTGCAGTATTAAGAGCCAATGTGTCTAATGGACGTGTTCAAAATGTAATTGTTCAGAGTCGTGGTTTAAATTATACAAAAGCCAATGTGATATTTACAGATATTACAGGCGGCAATGGGTCTAACGCAGCTGCTACAATTTCACTTGCACCACAGAATGGTCATGGTTATGATCCAGTAGAAGAACTTTCAGCCAATACAATTATGTTAAATGTTGATTTTGCCGGCAACGAGTCTGGTGATTTTCCAGCAGAAAATGAGTTTAGACAAATTTCATTGGTTAAAAATCCATATGCTTATGGAACATCAACCTTGGCTTCCGGTCAACTATATAATGTATACACGAAAATTAATGTGTCTCCAGGTATTGGTAATTTCAACAACGATGAGTATGTTTACCAAGGTGATACAATAGAGACTGCAACTTTTTCAGCACAAGTTATTTCATTTGATGAACTTACGAATGATCTATTTTTAAATAACATATTAGGTACATTTCAACCAAACGTGACCATCAAAGGTAATTTGAGTGGTGCGATTCGAGTTGGTGTTTCAAAAACAGATCCAGAATTACAGTTATATTCTGGTAAAACATTAATGATTATTAATCAGCAACCTTTGACTAGGGATCCAGATCAGACGGATCGAATTAAATTTATATTGAGTTTCTAACGAGGAATACATGACAACTCTTTTCAAC